TTAAATATTTTTTCATGGATAATAATGTAGGAAACGAAGAAGAAAAAGTACCTGTGGAATCTTCAGGGGCGACAAATAAACCTTCCAAGAAACAGGCTTATTTGGATTATATGCGTTCTCGTATGGGAGAGTCTTACGGTGAAGACGAAGACTCTGTTTATTCTGACATGCTTGATTATCGGCAAAAGAATGACGAATCACAGGAACGCATGACCGAAATACTTTCAAAAGATCCGCGCCTTGCACAAGTCCTTTCGGACATGGCTGGCGGCAAAAGGGGGGCAACTTCGGCTCTTGTACGATATTTCGGAAAGGATATTTTGGGAGCAGAAGAAGGTTCGGACGAGTGGAATGATTTGCAGAATGCCGAGAAAGAGCGTATGGAGGAATTGGAATCCATGCGTAAAAGCAAAGAGGAATACGATGTAAATATTGAAGCAAGTTTACCGGTTCTGGATGAATTTGCCACATCCAGAAAAATCGATATCGATGAATTTCTTGACAGTGCCTACAGCCGGATACTTGAGCCCATTTTCAAAGGGAACTACACTACCGAACTGTTGGAAATGTTGTACAATGCCATGAATTATAAGACAGATATTGAAGAATCCTTTCAGTCTGGTGTTGTTGCAGGGAGAAATCAAAAGATTGACAGGATGAGAAAGGATAATGCCGGTGACGGATTGCCAAGATTAGGGGCAAGCACCGCTTCAACGGTTAAACGTGCCGAAAAAAAGCCTTCTTACAAGTCGAGCGTATGGAATGATTAATCAATATTTAATAAGTAAAGCGATGGGAAAATTTGTAAATTATGTGAGAAACGAAAAGGGATTTATTTTATCCTTGGTGTTAATGATTCTTGGGATTGCGTTTGGAGATGCATCTGTCCTTATGGCTGAAGGGGTGACTGTTGCTCCGTCAGCACCAGAAGGGGGTACGGCTACGGAAGGCCATGAGGGTTTGCAAACACAGTTAGGAGGGCAGGATGCTTCTGTGACCACTTTGGAAAGAGGTGGTGAAACGGGCGATATCATAGCTGAAGACATAGACGAGGATATTGCGAAATTCCGTCCTGATTTTTTCCCGATTGATACGGTTGCCCGAAAAGCGGCAAAGAAAAAGAGAAAAACGAATTATGTTGTCAAGCATTATAATATCGATGCTTCCCGTATCACTTGTATCACGAACGCTGAACATACGGAATCTGCAAGTAAAAAACGTGTAGCATTGCCTATTGATGCCGCGGACGGCAGTGTGTTTAACGTATATGACACAATCAACGTTCGTGGAGTGGACGGTTATGCAAGTGACGGTTCGACGGTCACTCCTGGTGTGGATCTGATGCTTTATGTTGTGGCACTGGATGCTTCGTCGGGGCTTCCTGTAGTTGTGGCCATTAATGGAAAAAAGCAAAACCCGGCAGACGTGGAATGCTATGTTCCTTCTATTCCGGAGGGCACGGCCTTGTATTGTATGGCCAAGGCCGGCAGCGAAAGCCAGTTGTTCTGTCCTCCTACCAATCAGGCGCCTACGCCTCGCGAAGTCTATATGCAGCGAAAGATGTCCAACACCAAGTTTACCGAATATTTTGAGAATGTAAAGAAAAAGGTGGCCTGGGATAAGGAAGATGTGATGGAAAACGACCTTTGGGAATTCCGTCGCAAATGTGAAGTATCCTATTTGCTGGGTATCAAGGGTAAGATCGCGATCAAGGATGCGCAATATCCGAATCGTGGAATTGAAAACGTGTATTTTCAGGAGGGTATCATGTGGTCCATCAAGAAACACTATGAATATACGAAAGGTAAGTTCAGCTTTGCGGATTTTATCGGTATTACCAAAATGAAATTTACCGGTAACAACGGAAGCAAGGAAGCCTTTGTAGGTGTCGGCAAGGATTTGTTGGAAGATATGATGAAAGTCGATTACACGTTGACGAAAGATATTAACGTGAAATCCAGAGAGAAATGGGGTATCAAATTCCAAGCCTTCGAAAGCTCTTTCGGAACGATGAATGTTGTCCATTTGCCTATTCTGGACGAAGTCGGTTTGTCGGAGATCGGTATTTGTCTTGATCTTGATATGTTGGTTCTCTACAAAATGGAGGAGGAGCGACGGAATATCAATATGGAAACGCAGGGCGAAGCTGCCGAACGCAATGTTACGATTCAGACAGACTGTTTAACGTTGAAAGGATACAGTCATCTGCTGATCAAGCCGAACACGTCCGGTTTCAATGATGCGGAACCAGATCTTGTAAAGGCAAAAACAAATGATGGTGCGACTTTGCCAAGTGAGGGAAATAAGGAAGGCGCTATCCTGTACTTGAAGAAGGATGTCGCATCGACTGGAACCAACGATGAGCTGAAGGCCGGTATGTTGGCTCAGTGGAATGGGACAAAATGGGTAAAGTATGATGGAGATGTCTATATCGGAGCCTGATAATTGATGTTTAATTAGAAAAGGGGGATTCTGCATTTTTTAGATTCTCCCTTTTTAGATAGAGATAAGGTTATGTATAAGAAAATATATGGTACATCGTCTGCCGAACTTTCGACGATTATTAATGTAGGTGGTATTCCAAGACGTATTGAATTTACAGGAGGTGTTCCATCTGGGGTATCACGGGTATCTGCGAGATTTGTAACTTCTGACAAACGGTTGCAAGATGCAATAGAGTCAGACCCAAGGTATGGTGAGCTTTTCTTTCTTGAAGTAATTTCGCCTATTCAGTCTAAAGAGAGAGTAGCAAGCAACGGTAAGGTAAAAGAGTATAATTACATTACGCGTGTTCAGGATGCTATAAATGTGTTAGTCACCAAGCATGGTGTCCTGTTAGATTCTCTGAAGAGTAAACAGGACGTAAAAGAAGCGGCCAAGAAAAAGAGTGTATCATTCCCTAATATGAGATAATCATGACAAAGCAGGGTATAATAGATAAAACCAGAGCGATAATGAATGAGATAGGCGAGGAAGAAAATCTCTCATTGTTATCAGAAGATACAGTAAAGCTGGCAGAGTATATAGAATCTGTTATACCTGATGCTATAAATCTCATAGCACAGGATGAAAATGTCTCTATTGCTTTGTTGAACACCGGAAATATGACATCTGGCGGAACAAGTAGTGAAGGTTGTACGGTAATTCCTTTACCGCAAGATTTTTTACGTTTTGTGTCTCTACGTCTTTCGGGATGGAAAAGAGAGGTTCAGAGAATTTCTTCATTTGGAAGTGAAGACTATAAGATTCAACACAATGCCGTTACCCGAAGTGGTGTAAATAAACCTTCATGCGTTTTTGCTCATAATAGGACAGGGCTGTGTATAGAATGTTTTCCATCCGGTGAATTACAATATTTCAATTATGTAAAAAGCATGACGGACTTATCTGATGATAGTCTTTCGAATTACGGTGAATCATTAATGCCCGCGATTTGTTACGCTTGTGCTTATTTGGTATATAATATATTCGAGATACCTAATGTCGCTGAGCAAATGTTGAAAATAGCAGTTCAAGTCCTTCCGAAAATACAATGAGATATCAGTTAGATGAAGATAAGGGTGATATCAGATATGAGGTAGAAGATGAAAGACTCATATTAAAGGTAAAACCAGAGGTCGTAGAATCAGCAGGGAAAAGCGATATATATGTAATTGCAACTAATGATAATGCGACTCCTACTGACCGCAATGTGTTTTCCGCTTTGCGCTCTTTAGCCGAATTCATCAATAAAAAGAAGAATGACATTGTGCAAGGTGTAATAACCTTCATGAATGGACTGCGTATTGGAAAATTTGTTTCGGGGATGATTGGTGGAACTGGTGCGGCCATGTGGCTGGACGAAAATCGAAAGTCCATCCTCGAAATCGATAAGATCCACGCAAGGGAAGAACTGATCGTACCCAAGATTACATTCAATTGCATTGACGTAATTTCTGGTGATAAGGCAAATACATTCGCATACGGCACAATTAAAACCGTTGACAAGACAAAACGTGTTGCTACGCTCGATCTCTTGGAGGACCAATGGGGAACGCTTCATATCAACGACATTTGCCGCGGGGTTTTCCATAATATAGAAGGCGAAAATGAAGATCAAGATTTGTATGATGAAAATGGCTTCATGGGATATTCCGGTTTTGCCACTTCATATTTTACTCCAACTCGGATTGTAGAGAGCAAAGCCGGGCTGATGAGTTTTGAATACAATTTGCAGGTCGGCACAAGTGTACATCCTATGCCGGGGATGAACTTCTTTGCATATGGAAACTTTACCGATAAAGAACGACAAGGTATCACTTATGAAAACCGTTACTACCGTCGTATATTGGATAAGGTGGATACATGGATAATTGATCCAGATAAACATATTATGTATCAATCTGGATTGTTAGAGGGGTTGATTATTGGCGGCATGGAGATGCACGGGCACGGTACATTCCAGAAAAATAGCTATCTAACCGGAGTTCAAATACAATTTACACCGGAACAGATAGAGCAGTTCAGTGCTTACAGTGTGAATCTATCAAGTTATGAAGGCGTTGTAACAGTTGATGAAGAAGGAAATATCATAAATGGTGCAAAAACGCTAAAAAATGTCAGCACGGGAGATATGAATGTCATTGCGGGAGAAGATAACGTGGTGACGATGGATTTCCGGCTATCTACCCGTATACAGGCGTTCAAAGGGGAAAAAGAGTTAATCTATTCAGAAACGCTTGAAGAAGGAGCATTCATGGTTGCTCTTGAGCCGATCGGATGCACGGCCCATGTTGAGAATGGGGTTGTGGTGATAGATTCTCTTGTCGATTTGCACAATATGAGCGTTGGTATAACTGTTAATTGCGAAGGTAACGCATCGTTCTTAAAAACATATTGCATAACCGCTAATCAAAATGGTTGGAACGCAATGACAGCAGATTTATCCAATGAAATGTGTGCTGTACATTGTGATACGGATGGGAATGTTCTGAATGGATTGCCTTGCAGAACGATTGTGAGTATGTGGTATGGGACGCAGCTTCTTCCGCTCGACAAATTGGAGATAGAAGCACCAGAAGGAGTGTCCGTTTCGCATGACATTGCCACAGGTACGGTTATGGTCACTTCTATTGAGCCATCGGCGACTGCTGGAAGCCGGATCATAGCGATACCGATTAGGGTATACGCAACGTTTGTCGGAGTGCAATATTCGAAGCAGGTCCAATTCAGCATTACGAAGTTGACGGATGGCGATCCGGCTATCATCTACGACCTGCTCCCGTCTGACAACTCCGTCAAGAAGAACCCGGACGGCTCGTATTCCGTATCTTCCATTTCGTGCGTACTGCGCAAGACGGACGGCAAGAATGCACCGGTACAGGTAAACACCTTGCCGGAAGGTTATACCATGATGCGTAAGATTGATAGCGGATCAGAGGTAGCCTACACCATCGGAAGCTCGCTTTCTATAACGTCTGCCAACACAAGCATCACATTCTCCCTTTATTGCAATGGGCAATTGGTAGACCGTGAAACGATATTGGTGCTACGTAACGGAGATAAGGGAGAGCCGGGGGATGATGGAAGACCAGGAGACAAAGGCGATCCGGGCGAAAATGCCTACACCTACAGTATTTCACCGGCACAGTTTAACATCGGGAAAACGTCGACAGGCTCGTTGCAGCCCTCTTCGTTCACTTGTACTTGCTACAAAAATGGGAACAATACGCAGCAGACGGAGACAGCCCGGTGGTATGCTTACAGGAGTAACGATAACAATTCGTGGAGCCAATATGACAGCAAGACTTCCTATTCGGCCACATTCAGTGTATCGGTGTCATCATCATACAAATATTACAAGATTGTAGCGAAGCCATACGACGGCATCGAATGTGTTGCTTACGCTCAGGTCGTGGAGGATGGGGCAGACGGAACTCAAGGGCCCGTGGGTGCAATGCCGCGTGCGCGTGGCAAATATTCGTCGAGTACGACTTATGTCTACAACAGCGAATATCGTGATATCGTGTACACAGACGACGGGCGTGTTTGGATGGTAAAGAGCTACGGGCAGTCGTTCTCTAATGTTGCTCCTCCGAACAGCAGCTATTGGGTAGAGGGCAACAAGCAGATATTTACCGCAATCGATACCGCGCTGATCGACGGAGCTAACATTGCCGGTTTCCAGTTCAAAAACCAGAAGATGCAATCGTCCAATGGCAATTTGGTATTGGACGGAGTGAACGGAAAGATCGCAGCTAAAGACGCAGCCATTGAGGGAACGTTGGTTGCCAAGGATATTAAAGGATCGAACCTGATAGCCCTTTCTCACGTAGTCAAAGTAACGATCAAAGGCAGTACTGTAACGACAACGAACATCAAAGGAGGTACACCCGTATTTGGAGTAGATGTTCCAATAGGAGGATGGAGATTAGTTACTTTAGGTGGTGAAAAGTGTGTGGCTCCTCCCTATGGTTTATATGACTTTAGTAGGTTGTATCCTATAGTCTTTGGTTCGCCTAATATGACGGACTCGAAGCACTTGTATGTATCTGTGCTCAAAGATTACCAAGCAAGCTTTCCTTGGGCGTTCAGCATATCGGATGACTCCACTTGGAACGACGGTTCATTCTATGTGCTTTGGGTGGCGTTGCCTAAATAAAAACAAGCATTAAGAGATATGAAAGTAAAAGTAGATTTCGGCTCATTTCCCATGTATATGGGGGACGACAAACAGGAAAAAATAGTCTGTGACATCCGTAAAGGGTTTGCGAGCAGGATATATACGGACATCTCCGGTATTGAAGCACATTTGCTGGCAGAAAAAATATACCGCTCGGAAGGTGTAATTGAGCTTAATGAGGGGGAATGTGCCATTATTGGCAGCGCGGCGGAAGTGCTGTTCTATGGTTCTTTCGCTGATAGTTGGCACGACTACATGGAGAAACACAAAGAAGAATAGCCTTATGGACAATCTCGACATTAGCAATTTCCGTAGCGTTTCATCAGCAAAAGATGCTGACAACATCCTGATGGTTCTCTCTGACGGGATGAACGGCAAGATGACGGTCGGTCTTTTCAAAACCGTCTTCGGAAAGGGTATCGCTCCGAGCATCAAGAACGGCAAATGGTGGGTTGGAGAGATAAACACAGAAGTCGATGCAGAAGGTAAAACTCCGGAATTTCGTAAAACAGAATCTGGAATTGAATATAAGTACATTTCCGATCCGGATACCACATGGCGCCATTTGGTCAATATAGCTGACATCAAGTTGTATTTTGATGATCTGACAGAAGAAGAGAAACGGTCGCTCATACCAGGATTGGACGATTTTACCCCCGAAGAGATAGCCGAGCTTCAACGTCCGGCTGCGGAGATGATCGCGAAGCTGGAGGAAACCGACCGCACGGTGTCATCCAATGAACAAACACGTATCAGCAATGAAAACACGCGAATCGATAATGAAAACATTCGTAAACGACAGGAGAACGACCGCATACTGTTTGAGAACAAACGTGCCGAAGCGGAAACTGCCCGCGAGAAAGGATTTCAAGAATCCACAAAGAAAGCGAAAGAAACGACTGAGGCAGCACAAATCCAAGCGGATCGCGCACAAGCCTATGCAGATAACCCGGCGAAGATCGGGGAAAACGGCAACTGGTGGGTGTGGGATGAAGAAACTGGGGAGTACCGCGACACCGGAACATTTGCCCGTGGTGACACCATGTTCGCTACATTCGACATCGACATCAAGACGGGTAGCCTCGTATGCACTATTCCAGACAAATATACCGGTCCCAGCTTCTCGCTTGAAAACGGAGAATTGTATGTAAACATAAATGAATAAGATATGGGAAAGACGAATTTAGGCAGGGTTACATTCATACCGCGCGGACGTTACGCCGCTAAGGAAACCTACAACCGTCTCGACCTCGTGTTTCACGAGGGTAGCTCCTATGTATGCCTTGTCGACGGCACAAAAGACACGGAACCGGTCGATGGCGTCACGTGGATGATGATTGCCGAGAAAGGGGCAGCTTCATGGGGTGAAATGACCGATGAAGAAAAGACCGAGGCGGCATTCGAATTAGGCAAGGAACTGTTCGGTTTTGTGCCGGTCTTGCTGACGGAAAACGAGTATGAGAATTTGGGCGACCGGATTGATCCGGACACCATGTATTATGTGTTGGAGGAATAGCGTATATGGGAATCGTAGTAAAAGGAAAAGAGGTAGTTGCCATCTACTACGGAAAGATCGCCGTGGAAGCTGTCTATAAAGGTGCACGGCTGATATGGGCTGCTGCCCGTAGCTGTTTCGGAAAAGGATATTGGATAGCCGATAAGCCTTGGTCGTCGGAGGAAACATGGAAGTCAAACAATAAACAAAAATAGTATGGCAAAGTTAGTATTGGACAAAGAGATAGAATCAATCGAAACACCGTGGGACGGTGCAGAAGGCACATATCCCGGGCGGCGTGTGGAAGAGTTTATCAAGAAACAGTTCAAAGGCAAGGCCGGGTATTTGTCCCGGACGACCGACAAGGAAGCGGACGGCAATTATCACCTTCGCGGTTTTGCAGACGAAGAACGCTATAACGAATGGTACAGCGATCCGGAAGCGTTTGCGACAAACGTCCTGTTCGACATTGCCCTGCCGAGCGGTGACGGATCGAGTTCGGCTACGAGTTACATCTTGAACTTGGTGAACGGTTCCGACCGAACTATTATCACGACGTCAAGAAAGTTGAGCGTAAAATTGCGCTTCACATCGCAAGTATTCAACCCGGCTACACAGCAGACCACCGACACTGGTGAAATGGGTATCTTGACAATACAGACTAAAGTCGAGGGTGCAAGTAACTGGAGCACCAAAGGGACGCTGAAGATCGAGAGCTACCCGGCCGATTCTACCGATTGGGTTGAAGTACCGATCGGCGACTATTTGACGCTCGGCCAACAGTCTGTACGTGTCATTTGCCGGGGCGAGACGACAGAACTTTCAACAACCTACGTTTCGTACAACATCACGGTGACAAGTCTTGCGCTTACGTTCGCTACGACGTGGGAAAACCCGTTTATGGGCGACCGCATCCCGCTGTCCTACTACGTGACCGGTAATATAGCAAAAGATTTGACCGTTCGGGTGACTGGCAAGGATTATGACGAAACGTTTACCCGGTCACTTGGGACGAATGTGTATACAGAAACGCCGTACATCTTGGAAATCGATAGCCCTAAGAAACACGGTATCTATACTGTTACATCTTATTTAAGCAGTGGATCGGCCGTGAAAACCGATGATTTGGTGTCACAAATTATGGTGGCCGAAGAAGGGGAAACGGGCATATTGTTGGCATTGAACGGCATTCAGCGAAACATTACCAACTGGAATACGGTAAAGTTCTTCGAGTGGGCGGTTTATAATCCGTCAGCCGAAACAACACCTGTGCAATTTCGCTTGATGGACGACAAGCTCTCCGAGGCTTATTTGACGCAGGATATTCCGGCGGCCGCCAATCGTACCAAATACGAACTTAGTGCGATGGTCGAGGTCGAGACGGAAGAAGATGCCGGTGATACACTGAACGGGCGTATGCTCTTCTACTCTGGTGAAACGGAACTGCGGCAGCAGCTTCTCTTCACTATTGACAACAGCGAAAATTTCTCACCGACCAAAGGGGCTGACTTTGTACTGAATCCGAAACAACGCACCAACACGGAAGCAAACCCGATGATGATCATCAACCAAGAAACAGGAGAAGTGGTTCCGTCCACATGGAGAGGTCTTAGAATGCTTACCGATGGATGGGTGACTGATTCGGCCGGGGCGAAATGCTTGCGCGTGCTTGCCGGAAGTTCAGTCGAGATCGAATACGAAAGTTATACGGAAACCACCGGACAGACACAAGAAGATTCACTGACCATCGAGATTGATTATGCGTCAAGAAACGCGACAGACCTTATCGATCCGATCATCCGCATGTGCTCCACCTATACAAGTGACGGTCTGCCGCTCGGTTTGGAGATACGCCCACAGGAAGCATATTTTCTTACTACAGGTCATCGTGTACCGTCCGATCAAGATGTGATGTTTCAAGAGGACACACGAACACATTTGGCCGTAAATATCATCTATAACCTCAGCGGACATGGTATCAGTTACGTGCGCCTGTTTATCAACGGTATTATAAACCGTGAGTTCGTCTATACGGATACAGACAAGTTTATCCAAATGGTCGGCGGTATGTTGACGTCGCACGGTATCCGCATCGGCTCCGAAACGTCGGACGTGGACATCTATGGTATTCGGGTGTATAAGAAAGCTCTTTCAGCTACCGACATCCGGCAGGATTATATGGCGAGCATGACGGAGGTAAGCGAAAAGATTGCGTTCCGCGATAAGAACGACATCTTGTACAACAACCTGATCAACTACGAACGGGCCTCACAGAAGTACAACACGATGCTCTGGACAGGAAAACTGCCGTATATTCTGGATCAGGGGAAGAAGACCGGCGACCTTATGATCAATATCGTGGGTGATCCGTCCCATTCCGGTACGATAAAGGGCATGAGTGTAAAAGGACAAGGATCATCGTCAAAGAAGTATTTCTACTGGAATCACCAGTACGGATTCGGGGATTTTCATTGGATCGACGGCAGCGGAAAAGACCGTGGTGCAGCCTACCAGCTATCGGATGATGTGCCGCCGGCAACCAAACTGGTAGCCAAACTGAACTGGGCTTCATCGCAACAGAGCCACAAGGCCGGATCGTGCGACCTTTACCATGAATTGTGGAAAGAGGTGGTTGGTGGCAACTCCATCACGGAAACGGATGGCTACGAGAATTGCCGTGTCTGTGTAAAGCAGCTGCCCTTTATGATGTTTGTCCGCGAAAACGAATCGGCCGAGCCTGTATTCTACGGACTGGTGACGTTCGGACCCGGCAAAGGCGATAAGCCGACATTCGGATATAACAAAGAAGTATTTCCCGACTACCTGATGATCGAAGGATCGGACAACGGTGCAGTACTGACACTGCATCAAGTGCCTTGGAATGAAGATGTGGAACCGTCCATTGATGACGAGGGAGAATTGGAGGGATGGAAGTATAACGGGGTTGTGTCTTGGGATTTTGACCTTGGAAATGAAAAGTCTATTCCCTATTTCCAGAATGCACACAATTTCATTTATCAATGCTCCAACCGCTTAAAACCGTTTGTAGGGACGCTGGCCGAATTGCAGGCTGCTGGTGCTGACCTTGAAAAAGACAAGATGTATTGGGTGACGGCCGACGGTGGAAACGCTGTTAGATACGATCTCTTCCGCTACGACTGGCTGACATCTATGTGGGTGGATGCCGGGGTGAAAAAGCTAGCGCCGGGTAGCTACGAAAAACTGAATTTACGCACACAGCTCAACGATTACCTTCCCGGGTTCGATGAATCAGAAGCCGTGCAGAACCAGATTTGGGATGAAGTGAACAAATTGCTTGTCAATGCGCGTGTAGCCATGTTCAAAGACGGAATAGGGAATTACTACAATCTGTCGGATGCCCGTTTTACAATGATGATGATGAAGCTGATCGCCGCCAGTGACAACCGGGCGAAGAACACCTATCAATATCTCGATCCGAAAACACATCTGATCTGTTTCGCTCAAGACGATATGGATACCATCTTTACGACCGATAATCTCGGCCGGAAGGACAAACCCTATTACGTGGAAGAGCACGATCTGAACGCGAGCGGAAAGAACTATTGGAACGGTGAAGTGAACACGTTCTACAACCTGATGGAACTTGCTTTTCCGGCTGAGCTGCGTTCTACCATGAAAGCGATATTTTCGGCAATGGCGAAAATCAGCGGTTCCCCCATGGGTTGTTTCGAAAGGTTTTATTTTTGGATTCAGAAATATTTCCCGGCTGTTGCCTACAACGAGACGGCACGACTCCTTTACGAATACGCAGAGAAAAAAGCAGACGAAGGGTTGTATAATCCTCCCTCCGTATCGGCTATCTCGCAGTCACTCGGAGATCAGCTACAGGGGGAAATGCAGTACCTGAAGATGCGTACCGTCTACCTGTCTTCGTTCTGTTCGTATGGCGATTTCAGTGTTGAAAGCTCGCAATCCATATCGTTCCGCAGCCGTTACACAAAGGACGGAAAGCAACCGACCTATACCTTTAACCTACGTCCGTTCATGTGGATTTATCCGGCAATGGCTATCGGGCAATCCTTGGTGTTTGGCTCCGATGCAGATGGTAAGAGCTACGGCCTACCACAGCGAGTGAAAGCCGGAGAACCGTACACGATTTCATTCATTACGGATAATGACACTCCTTGTGCACTACTGGCTCCGGACTGCTACAGCAGTATCGGTAATTGGGGTGACAAACCGCTGACCGGCGAATTTGCCCTGTCCGGGAAGCGGCTCACGGAGTTCTCTGCCGGCCGTGAAGAGGGTATGGATGTAGTTGAGTTCAATTCTTCCAGCTTCAAGATAAATACACCTAATCTGAAACGGCTAAACCTTAATGGCGTGGAAGCGTTGGCCGGCGTGCTAGACCTCTCGAAGCTGACACGTGCGGAAAGCCTCGGCGTATCGGGTACGGCTCTTTCCACCGTGACACTTCCCAAAACCGGAAGTCTGGAAAATCTGGAACTGCCGGCACGACTTACTGCACTACGTTTGGATGACCTGCCGGGATTGAAGGCGGTAGGTATCGAGGGTGTAAGTAGCCTGCAAACTGTCTATATCAATCAAGAGGGTGCAGGAGAGTTCGACAGCCGGACATTCGCAGCACAGTTGTACACGGGAGCAACGGAGGAATTGAGCAGTATTACATTCAAGTCGATAAAATGGGAATCCGTGACAGCCGATATGTTAGTGTTTCTATGTGACAAGTATGCTGATCTGACCGGATCGGTAGTTATGATGAACGCATCAAGCGACCGGTATATTACGTTCGATGAAAAGATGAGACTTGTCGGACGTTATGGGGATATAGACAGTTCCGATAACAGCCTGTATATAACTTATTCGCTCAGGTCGATCAACTCGATGGCCATGCAGGGAGACAATTATATATTCACTTTAGGTTATTATACCGGATTCAAGCTGAGCGTATTGCCTACAAGTGCCAACAATGTGAAGATCGTGGATGGTCATGCAGCGGTAAACTGGTCCATTGAAAAAGGAGCCAGCGCTTATGCAGAGTTTAGCGATCCGGTGAATGGAGTATTGAACGTAAAAAAGCTCAGTGATTCTGCACTGAAAGAACGTTTCATCATAACAGTTGAAGTAACGACAATGGATGGCAAAGTGCTTACCATGACCAAAAAGGTTGGTTTTTTCAATCGTATTCCGGAAGTTGGTGACTTTGCGTATGCGGATGGGACGTTTGATGATGTGTACGATCCGGGGAAAGTTTTGGCTGGAGTAGTATTCATGCGGACAAAGAAGAGCGAAACAGAATATGAGTTACGGATCGATGCTTCGAATGATATCGTGATCTATGACCAGAATACCACTGTCAACACCTTCCCGTGGGGATTGTATCCAGACAATTCAGCGAACAACGGATTCCCACAAGAGATACAGGAAGCCATTCAGAATGCGGTCGGTATTTCTTCTGCGACGGATACCGCCATGCCAAATATAAGTGGAACCGGACTATCCCAGACGACCGATCCTAATGGAAATCCGACAACATATTACATCAATGAAGACAATTATATTGATGACAATACAGAAGATGGCTATGCGGTACTTGCTGGGGGGGCGGTTAACGATTTTGACGGTAAAGGAAAGACTGACATCATTATTGAACATTGTAACAGAATCCTGCTGAATTATCTGGATGCTCCGCTTCCGGAAACGACAGAAGAACTGTACAAGGCAATGACTGATCTTGCTGCTTCTAATTCGGGAGCAAAGAAATATTGGCAGTTTTTTTATCCAGCCGCATACTTGTGCAGATTGTACGAACCTAAAACAGAGATGGCGGATGGGATACACGAACAATATAAAGCGGGTAAATGGTATCTTCCTTCGGAAGGTGAATTGGCAAGAATGTACAATTTCCACAATTGCAGTCGTGGTTTCAAGATAAATACAACTCCGACGGTGGATTATGCGAATGAACATCCAGCCAATGAAGCGCGGTTGCCGTTGTATGCCAATATGCTGAAACGGATAGCGGATGTCAATGTCGGTGCGAAACCGTTCGTATTGCACTCCTCGGCGTGGTATTGGTCCAGTACCGAGCACAGCCAGTACAACGCATGGTACGTGAACTTCTCCAGTGGTTACACGTACAGCAACGGCAAGTTCAACAGTTACAGGGTTCGGGCGGTGGCAGCATTCAGCTTTAAACTTTAACCTTTCGGTGCGCTCCTCTTGGAGCGTGCCTTGGAACAAAAAATGGAACAGGGAAACAAAATAAACAATATCGAAAAAGGCGTAATGTTGACCGGGGAAGAGATTGCCCGGAGCAACGCCGCGAAAGAGAAACAGAGACGGGGAACGGCACAATTGCCGGCTTTCCGGGCTGCGAGCAATCTGATGTTTTCGATTGCTCAGATCATGATGGATTGTCCGAGAAAGCTAAGTCGGTATACCGATTTGATGATAGCCGACAGTTCGGAAATCAGCAAATCGATTGCCCTTGCAAATGAATCAAGAGGCGAGGAGCGTAGCTGGTATATCAGCAATGCCATGTCGTTGCTGTTCGTCGTCCGGAATTATTTTGTGATTTTGGAGCGTGTCGGAGTGTTGTCGAAAGACAGATGTAACAAACTTCGCAGCGAATCCGATAAATTGATTGCGCAATTGACAGCATGGCGCGATTTCACAAGTCGTCAGGGCTTTAATACGGAGAAGGTATGAAAGGAGTACGACGAAATCCTCTGAATGGGCGTATTACTATGGTAAAGTATAGTAACGAAGATGCAAATACGCAAAAAGCCTCCTCGGCGTGGTATTGGTCCAGTACCGAGAACAGCCAGAACAACGCATGGAACGTGAACTTCTCCAGTGGTAACACGAACAACAACAACAAGTACAACAGTAACAGGGTTCGGGCGGTGGCAGCATACGGAAAGGATTTCGAATGTTTCTTGGAAACGGTTATCGAGGCTTATAAGGATTGCTTACGCGGAAAAATGAGTTCCAAGCAAGCAGTCGAGTATATGCAGATAGCCGAAGAAGATATTGTTTGTTTAGCGATAGAGATGTGGACAGGTGTATATAAGCCGGCCACATCCACTTGTTTCCTTGTCAGATATCCGAAACTGAGAGAAGTTTTTGCCGCCAACTTCCGGGACAGAATAGTGCATCACTGGATTTGTTTGCGGCTGGAGCCGTTGTTTGAAGAGCGGTTCGTGTCGCAGGGCAATGTGTCGCATAATTGTCGGAAGGGATTCGGAACACAGTCGGCCGTGGAGAGTGCAGAGCAAGGTATGAAAAAAGTTTCCGACGGCTACCGCAGGCCGGCATGGGTGTTCAAAGGAGATTTGGTATCGTTCTTCATGTCGATAGTCCGGATGTTGCTGCTTGAAAGATTGCTTCGTTTCACGGAAAAGAAATATCATGGCGAATACAAAGAGATTCTTTTAAGGCTGGTACGGGTTATTGTCCTGCACAGTCCGGAGAAAGATTGCCTGTTCAATAGCAATCCGGAATTGTGGCAGAAATTACCGGCCAACAAATCCCTGCTCCGCAACGGGGAGGGCAAAGGTGGACCGATAGGCAATCTGACCACACAATTGTTCGCCAATTTCCTGATGTCGTATTTCGACACCCATGTACGGTGGATCATGCGCGGTGCGAATTACCACTATGTGCGGTTCGTGGACGACTTTCTGTTGATATGCGATGATTTAAAAGCATTGCAGGAAGTGATACCGGAAATTGAATCATTCCTTGCCACCCATCTGAAGTTGAAACTGCACAAGGACAAACGATACCTCCAGCCTGTGTCGCACGGTGTCCTGTTCGTAGGCGTATATATCAAGCCGGGCAGGAGCTATCTAAGTAACCGGACATTGGGACGGTTCAAGGAAAAGGTCATCGGGTTTAACCGACTTGCGGAAACAACGGAGCTTACGTCAAGCGACTGTATACGTATTCAGTCCGTGCTGAACAGCTATTTAGGCTTTTGCAAGGGGTTGCGAACTTACCGGAAACGAAAAGAGATTTTATCACTGTTGAGTAGCGAATTTTACAAATACTTCTACATATCTGGTCATTACGAAAAGATATGTATCAGAAAGAAACACAAGTTTTTAAACAAGGATATAAATTATGTTTTACCAAATAGTATCAATAATGGAAAGAAAAAAGTACGAAGAGAAACCATCGGTAGTGGTGATTGACAAAGTGGTGGATCAAATCTATACCACTGTAAATTTTGGTATCCGGGAGGTTGAAGGCGGATACGAAGCATACACGGCGACAATGACAGGCCGCCTGATGGCTGATGAGTTTGTGAAACGAATAAACGGATATGGATTGAACGAGGAAATGACTACCCAAGAACTGGAAACTATATTTGAAGCTCTTGGGTTTGCAGACGGTAATGAAACGTCTGTATTCAAAGAGTTCATGTTAAACAAGATCGCTGCTTATGACCGGTCGGAAGCCGTCAATTCGTTCATGATTGCCGGTAATCGTATTTGGCTGGACAAAGCAACCCGTGTCGGACTGGTCAATTCAATTGGCATAGAGAAAGATGCCGGAAAGCGGGAAACCAACCTTTGGTTTGGTGGAGTGAAATATACTATTCCGGTAGATACTGCATTACAGATGCTTGCAGCGTTGGAACTGTATGCCCTGCAATGCTACAATGTAACTGCCGAACATGCGGCGCAGGTCGAACAAATGGAAACAGCAGAGGAAGTGAAGTCCTTCGACTATTCAGCCGGTTATCCAGAACAATTAGTGTTTAATCTTTAAAAATAAAAAGTTATGATTTGGTTAGTGATTTTATCAATGTTAGTGATGGCTGCTTACACCGCTGCCGTTTGTATTAAACAAAAAGGAGTACCCTATTCTATCAGTGCAACGTTCTACGCGATAGAACACAAAGGTTGGTTCCGTTTTGCAATGTGGGTGTGTCCTGCTTTGTTGATGCCGGCTATCTCGGAGGTTAGTAATCCCGGAACGGAGTTTCTCGCTTTCCTGGCATTGGCCGGGATGATCGTTGTCGGGTGTTTCCCGGATTATAGGGCAGACAAGTTCCAATACCGAGGACACATAGCTGGCGCAACGATGGCTATACTATTTTCTCAAATCTGGGCAGCATTAAACTTATGGCCTATGCTACTTGCCTGGCTGCTATATGTTGGCTATACGGCCCTAAGTATCGCAAAGGAAAAAGAAGGTACATTCTGGTATAGGTTTTATCGGAGCAAGCCAATGTTCTGGGTAGAAATAGACTCGTTTTTGGTTGTCTATTTAGTTTGCTGCATACTTAAAATTTAAAATAAACCGCCTCCCGGCTATCACAGATAGGAGGCGGCAAGTTGAACAGATTGCTTTAATGTGACAATCTTTAATGGGCGACAAAAATACTAAATAAATAGAGAAGGAGGTGTAATGTGAATGTAGAACTAACCGATATGCTAACTATAATTGGTAGTGTTATTGGTGCTATGGGAGGGTTTGAGGCCTTCAAATGGGGTATAACAGCTTGGCGTAATCGTAAAACTGATGCTCGCAAAGAGAATGCGGCTGCAGATGCTCTTGAAATCAACAATGAAAAGGACCAAATTACTTGGCTGGAGAATCGCATAACTCAACGTGACCTAAAGATAGATGCTCTATATGCTGAACTCCGGCAGGAGCAATCTGCTAAACTTGAAGAAATACACAAAAGGCATGAGGCTGAACTTGCCCTAAAAGATGCAGAACATAACCGGTGTGACCGTCCAGACAGCGAATGTGGAAAGAGGATACCGCCCCGGAGAAAACTAATTTTAAAAGATAAGGAGAAAAACGAATGAAAAAGAATGATTTACCAAGAGGATTAAGGAACAACAATCCCGGGAACATCCGGATCAATAATGACTTGTTTCAAGGCGAAGTAAGACCGAGCAAGGACAAGTCGTTTAAGGAGTTTGAGACAATGCCTTATGGATACCGAGCCATGTTCAAAATCCTGTCCAGCTATTATAAAAATTACAAACTGGACACTATTCGGAAAATGATAACCAGATGGGCACCACCAAAGGAGAATCATACAGAGAAATATATCAAAGCTGTGTCCGATTATGCGGGAATCCCTGCAGATGATCCAATTAATATAAATGACAGGGAGCAGATGATCCGTATTGTGGCCGGAATGAGTAAGGTTGAGAATGGGGTAGAAGCTGATATGCCGGACGTTATAACAGGATGGCTTTTGTTATGATGAAGCCTTGGCATGCAATACTGATTTTGACTCTCTGTTTTCTTTGTTTTTTGGCTGGTCGGTACACAAAGGGAACAGAGGTCGAAATTAGTAAAACAGATACGTTTATCCATCGTGACACGATCCGAGATAGTATCCCTTATCCTGTCTATGAAACAGTGATTCAAACGGTTCCAGAACTATTTCCTGTCTACATAACTCTTGATGGGGATACAGTAAGGGAGCCAATATTTGTGCCTGTACCAGTCACACAAAAAGAATATCAGACGGACGATTATCATATTTGGGTGTCGGGATATAATCCGTCGCTTGATAGTATAGATATCTATAAGAAAACAATATCTATAACAAAACGGCAACCGGCCCGTCGCTGGGGAATTGGTGTTATTGCCGGTTATGGGGTTGGTCGGCATGGCCTTTCTCCGTATGTTGGGGTAGGAGGAGTCTATAGGATTTGGTAGATTGTTTTCTTAAAGAATATTTAGATTAATATCTGGTGAGTTACAACTGAGCTAACGATTTAGTGGTAGCTCGCCAGATGTGCGATTAGTGTCCATTTTTTCGTGATTTGAGCTATTCCGGCTCAGCTTTTTATATTTAGCAATTCAATCACTTCATCTACCGGGATGTCGGCATCGTACTCAT